CTCGTAATGTGCTAATAATCTATTTACTAATCTAACAGACTCTCTAAGTGTTTCAACACTTCTAATCCATCATCACTTTGTAAATAAGAACCAATTACATCAATAGGTTCTGAGCCAAACGGAACATTTAACATTTTTGTTTTATTCTGTGGTGTGTTATACCACACCTCTTTTCCGTTCTTTCTTGTTTTTAAAAGTGCTTGGTCTAAAAATCTTTGAATTGTACCCATAAACTTTAAATCAGGGTCATTAACCACTTCTAAGAAATCTTCAGAATTGTTCCTCGCAAATACCAATACATCTCTTTTAAGTTCTGCTGAAGACATTTTTGATGTGTCAGTTCCAAATAAAACTCTACATACATTTTCAAGTTGTTCAAGAGATAATTTTTTAGCTTCTGATAATGCATCTGCTGCAACCATTAACTCTTCTACTTCTGCTGCTGCATCTTTAGCTTTATCCATTTCTACAAACTTCTTTCCATTAAGAGGGTGTAGAAATAAAAACTTTTGTAACATTTGGTTTTCCTTTGTAACGTGCAAGAATCCGTCTTCAAATATGATAGGCTCCATTAGAGCGTTATCATCTTGTTCATCTACAAAAATAGATTTTTGATTTCTTGCGTAACGAAGTTCCCTATTGACTCCCGTCTCGTCATCAAAGTGTAATAGTGTAAATCTTTTAGTGTGTCTTGTTGGTAGCATAAAGGATAAGGGTGCTACTTCCCTTGTTAATTTGTAACTCTTAGCTACAAAATTAGTTGCATTTTTCTTTGCCATTATATTTAAAATTTAATTAAAGTTAAAAAAAGGGAGTGTCTTTGAAGACACTCCCCTAATATTATCTACTTATTACTCTTGGAATAAGAAGAAGTTGTTTGCACCTAACGTACATACTGCTCTTTCAGATAAGAAGTGAACCTCCATTGCATCTAAGCTTGAAGTTTCTGCTCCACCTGCTGAACCTGTAATCCACGTTTTGTAACGTCTATCTTCTGTTTCAGAAGCTCTGTATCTAACGTGCAAGAATGGTCTCTTAGCATTTTTACCAAGAACTTGGTCATATACTGAAGTTGAACCTGCAGGAACTAACAATCCATTGATTCTACCTGAACCTGCAATTGCAGAAAGACCACCTCTCATTGTTGGGTCATTCAAGTATTTCCAATCAGACTTATAGAAGTCATAACCTCTTCTAAATCCTGTGAATCCTAAGTTCAATGCCATTTCTTTTTCGTTGTCAAATAGACCGTAAGAAACACCACCTGCTGCATTAGAAGATTGCTTAGAAAGCATATCGTCAATGTCGAAAGAGAAATCTCTATCTACAAATACTACGTTTTCTTCGATTGCTCCTTGCTTGTCAAGTCTTGAAATAACTGAATCCCACTCAGAAAGAAGAGTTGGGTTTCCACCACCCCATACGTTACCTCTGTTTTCAACAACGTAGAAGATACCTTCTGAACCTTTATCACCAACACTGTTGTTAACTGCTTGTGTAGCTACACCACCTGCTGCTGCTGCCGGAACTGCTTCAATCATTGCAGTCTCAAGATAATCGTCAAAACGTAATCTTGTTTCGTGCTCAGACTTCAAGTACCATAGGTATCCGTTTGCTCCATTTTCAGTTGTAATTTCTACCCAACCGATTTGAGCCATATCAGAACCTGATACTGCATACTTGTCTTTAATGATGATAGGAGAATTCTCAAAGATGAAGTCGTCAGATTCTAAAGAACCTTCCATTCCACTTGTTCCTTTTTTGAATTCAGAACCATAAATAAATACAGTGAATTTAAGACCTGCACCTGCTACAGGAATACCACCTGCACCATATGTAGCTACCTTAAACGTTTTTGCAGTGTAATCTACTTCAGTTACAATACACTTAACTGAACCTGCACCTGCGTTGTCAGAAACCATTACGGTTTGTCCAACTCTGATTGCGATAGAGTTACTTGCACTGAAAGCAGGATTACCTGCATCATTTACTGCTAAAGTAAACTCAACATCATTAATAGCTGCTGCAGTTGTACAGTCAACATATTTAGTGTGAAGTCTACCTTGTTCTGCCCATTTGATAAGGTCAGAGTTAGATGGCATCTCTGCTCCTACCATTCTTAAGAATGAAGAAATAGTTCTATTGCCATATCTTTCGAATTCTTTTTCGTAAGTATCCGGAAGATACTGATTTAGGAAATCGAAGTTTTTAATGTAGTTTGACTTCAAAGGTACTCTTTGAGCACTTGGTTGTAAGTCAAAACCGGGAATTGCATCTACTGCCATTTTGTTTGTTTTTTTAGTTTAATAATTTATTTTCTACTCTTAATCCGTAAACTTCTTCCGTGGTCGTTGTTTACAGACTTTATTTGCATCCCTCCTTTTGTTGATACTTCAGGAGCACTACGAGTCGTCATATTTATATTTTTTAACTTCTTCATTGTGTCTTCTGCTGCAGCACTTTTGCCTTGTTCAAAAAAGAACTTAGCAAACTTGTCGGGGTGCATCGCCATCGCTAATGACCTGTGATATCCTCTTGCATCATTCATCAATCCATCTTCATCTAAAAACTTCTTTATAAAGTTTGAAGGGTCAGATTGAATCTTCTTGGTTTCGGAAGCATCACCGGGTGAAAAATAAACTTTGTTGTCGTCAAGCGTAAACTCAAAACCTTTGAACTCACTAAACACATCGTCAGTCTTCTTAGTAAACATATCTCTTTTTAAAGCATTCTGTTCACTTACTGTCTTCGCTTCTGCTATATATTGCTTATATGCTTTGTAATCTTCATCTTCAGCTTGAGGACTTGAATCCCTTCTCGACTCGAGAGGAACTTTATAAGACTCCTGTTGCTCTTCAAAAAACTCCTTAGCTTTCGCAATAGTTTTTTTCTTTGCTAATTTTATTTTCTTAATAGCTTTTTCATCATCTATATCTTCATCATAGTGATAGTCTTCCATTAAGTCTTCAATATCTTCTGCATCTAAACCTTTTTCAGTTGCAGATAAATATTCTCTTAGCAAGTTGTCAGGTTCCATTTCATCATAATTCTTTTGCAGTTTTGCAAAATCATCGAATCCACGACCTGTGTCTTTTTTATATTTAAGATATGTAGAAACATCTTCAGGGAGAGGCTCTTCCTCTCTCTGTTGATTTAGTTCGTCAAGAGATTTAAACTCTTTTCCATATCTGTCACCAATAAATTTAAGAACTTCTTCCTCGTTTAACTCTGAGGATTGAGTTTTAATTTCTTCGTTAACCTTAGGCTCTTCAGCTTCAGGCTCTTTTTGTACAGTTTCTTCTTTAACTTCCAACTTAGTAGCTACAGGTTCATCACTGTTTACTTTTGCTTCGTGCTTTTCTAACAACTCGTTTTCAACTTGTTGTACAGACTTTTCTTCAGCACCTTCAACTGCTCTTACTTTTATTTCCATATTTGATTAAATTTAATTTTATACAAAGTTACACAAAAATTATTATAGTTTTAGACGGTTATCTTGGGTTGAACTCTGCCAAGTCAAAGCCATCTAAACTATCTTCGTTTGATTCAAAATTTATTGGAGGCAAGTTATTTCTTCTCTGATTAATCATTTTAGATTGCTCAGTGTTAGCTTGACTTATTCTTGAAGCTTTTGCATCTTCTCTTTGTGTCTCTCTACCCTGAAGTGCTTCGGCATCAACCTCTCTTAGTTGCATATTTAACTCAAACTCTTGTTGCATCAACCTTGATTTTAAATCAGCTTCTGCTTTAAGTTTTTCTATTTCAAAAGCAATATCTCCTTGTCTAAACTGTAGTTTAGCTTGAGTCTCCATTTGAAGTTTTTGTGCTGCCATTTGTGCTGCCATCTCCTGAGATTTGAGTTGTTGTTGAGATTGCATAGCTTGTTTCTGCATAGCCATCTTCTCATCTCTTTCTTGCTTGGCAATTCTTTTCATTTTAAGCAATTGATTCGCAAGTTTTAAATTCTTTAATTCACGAATATCAATAGCATCTTCTAAATTAATATCACCTTTAGATAAAGCCATTTGTATGTTAGCCTCAAGTTGTTGTCTTTGTTCTTCATCAGGTGCTAACTCAATAAAAATACCAAAATCATAAATGTATAGTTCATTGATATCGCTTAGTATAGATACATTGTATTTACCTATTTGATTTATAAACTCTTCTTTGAAATCAGAATACTCTAATATGTCAGCAACCCTATAAGTTGTTGCCTCTGCAAGACTCTTATAAATATAAAGACTTCCGTCTAAAATATGTCTTGTTGCTACATTTGAATTTAAAGCAGCTAACTTTTGAAGTCCAACTAATGAATTAGGGTCCGGTGTACTACCATCTCTTGCTTCATTTAAACCTGTTACTAATCTTATCTGATTTAAGTAATGATTATAATTACTTAAAAGCATTTGTGTTTTTGAAGCACCTGAAGATGATTGTAATTCTTTAATAGGAGTTCTCGCCTGATTGAAGTCTCCTTCTTGAGTATAACTTCTACCAATAACAGAACCTGTTTGAAAGTATAACCTTAATGCATCTTCGGGATTGTAAGCATTCCCTGTACCAAGGTCTACTTCATTAAGACCGTCAGCATCAATAAATACTCCGTCAGGTACAACTCTTGCAATTACTTGTTGTAACTTTAAATGTGTGATTTGAATTAAATCAGCAAAAGGAATCATCCTTCTAACTAAAGATTCAATAACACCTTTATACATTCTTGGTGCTACTGCCACATAGTTTGGAATTGCGTGTTGTGTGGCTGATTGTGGTCTAACCATATTCTCCATCAATTCCCATTTCAGGATTATGTTAGTACCCATAACCATCACACCTTCATACCAAACATCTATAGTTTTTTGAACCTTCTCAAAACTACCTTCTTCTTGCATTTCTAATGGTGGATTAAAAGAATCATCTTTCTCTACCATTGTTACATTGCCATTATCTTTTACTTTTCTTTTATAAGTTACTTTCTTAGTAGTCTTATAATTAAAGTACATTAATGTTGCAGTGTCTTTATAAAATATATCGTTTTGATAATACTGTGCTACATTAAAGTAATCAAACCAACTTTGTGCGTATTGAGATATTTCTTCTAAGTCATCATTGGTTAAGGTGGTATCTATTTTTAATAGTTCTGTAATTGGAACAGTTTTTATTTCACCCCAATAGAAACAATCTTTAAAGTGTGGGTCTTCTGTATAGCTATAAACAACATTAGCAGGGTCAACATATTTCAGTTTTACACCATCTCCGGGCAGAAATTCGTGCTTTGCTACTGACATACCTAATACAGTTAAATCATAATCTAACTGTTTTCTAATATCATTGTATTTGTTACTTTCAAATATAGTAGAGATGGCTTCCTCTTCTGCTATTTCAATAGCAGGTTTGTAGTTCAGTTGCATATACAACTTAAGTTCATCGTCTGTTTGAGGAAGTTCTGCAGGGTCCATAGTAAAAGGGTCTACTCCTGTCTTCTGTTGTATAGTCTCAAGAAGAGGTTTAGCAACCATTTGACCCTCAACCATTTGCTGATACTTGCTTCTTTTTGATTGAGACATAGCATCTTGAGCAAAAGCTTTTACACTAAATTCTCTGTCTTGCATTCCGTTGACTACAATGTCTACAAACTTTGGAAGTACAGGAACAGGGGTCCAATCCAAGTTTAAATAAGATAAGTCTCCATCGACTGCTAATTCATTTTTGTACTTTCCCGTACCTTGTTCGCCTCTTGCGTATAACTTTAATCTATTGAAGTCTCTCCACTGACTAAAGTATCTGCAACCACTACCGTCTTTCTTGAACCATTCATATTGAATAGCCTGTCCTATTTGTAATCCGAATTCATCAGTAGCCTTTTCTGAATCAGATACAAATTGACTTGGAAATCCGGAAGATGATATATTTATGTTTACTTTTTTCATCTAATAATTTCGCTATATTTGCCCTTGTTACTATACCTTGCAAAGTTAACCTTTATTTTTGAAACTTTTTTCTCAGGTAAATAAAGGTGTTTCTGTGTTGCCATAATTGCTAACCCCGAACTAATTGAAGCATCATACTTAGTTCTGTTACTAATATCGAACTTCGCCCAATCCTCTAAAGTTCTTGAAAAAACCATATCTCCAATATCCATATCATCTTTAAAACCTATATTGGTTTCAATGTATGATTCAATTGCTGAAGCGTGTGCTTGTTTTACTGCTTCACTTGAGTTAGGTATACCACCTAATTCTCTTTCAGTCTTAGATAATTTAGTATATGCTTTATCAGGTCTATTCATACAGAAACCTCTGTACCCCCTGTTTTTAAAATGATATAGTAAACGAGGTTTGTTATTTTCTATTAATATAGGCATACCATAAAAAACACAAGCCATTAACACATCTTCAAAAAATATTTCTGCAGTTTGTGGTCTTGCTATGTATTCTAAAAAAAAACTCGTTACTTGGTGCTTCAGCCATACTAAACATAGTTTTTCCGTGTAGTGCTCCATTGGAACCACCTCCACCTACAACTCCTGATATATCATAACTGTCACACCCGAATGCACCAATGTGTTCATTACCGGGATATTTAATTCCTCTTCTTATATCAACTCTGTTTTGCAAAGATTTATTAGGAGTCCAAGAAACTAAAAACCTTCCTCGATTGTTTGGGGAAAATATTACCTCAGTATCTTTAACCCCGTTTTTCCAACTTAAAGACCCTCTTGTAACGTGATGGTCTATAATTAAAGAATCATTATAATCTATTTGCTGATATATCTTTGTAAGATTGAATAGAGACTGTTTACTCTCATCCCTAAATGCGTGAGACTCTGTTCTTGGAAATTGACGATAGTATTCGTTTAATGCATCAGGGTCGTTTTTTAAGGATTCAACCTCGTTTTTCCAATAGTCAATTGCTCCTTGAATAATTGGTTCCCCATCAATACCCGGCTTGGGTAATTTGGGTGTTTCAAAAACAGGCATACCATATCTATCAATAAACCCTTCCATATTCCACTCCATAGGAATGAAAAGTGAATATAACCCACTTTTGGTTTGACCATTAGCGTTTCTTTTTCCCACATCAGAATCTGTGTATAGTTTTTTGAAATTGTCACCACCCTTTTCAAGTGCGTTGGATGTTGAACCCATCATACATTTTCCAATAACTTTACTACCTAATCTTAAACAAGTTTTAGTAACCCTCCAATTGTTTAAAATATTATTAGGCTTTATCCATTTACCACTTTCATCGTGAACTAATAACAGAAGCTTTTCACCATCATAACTGTTATCGTCTGTGTTTTTCCAATCTATAGTAGTGTCTAATCCATACAACTCATCGTTGGTTGTATCGTACATATTTTTCTTTGTAATCTTTGCAGCAGGTATTCTAAACGCTAATTCAGTTTTAGGTTTATCCATACCATCCATAATAGGTTTAAAGAAAAAAGGTAACCTACTATTAATAGGAACTACCTTGTCGGTAAACATTTTCTTAGCATCAGAACCTGTCTTAGATAATATACCTACTCTTGAATCTTTAGCAAGTGTGCCTGTATTTACACACTCTGATGATGACATAAAAGAAAATCCTGAACGTCTTATCTTTAAATATATCATACCAAAACTTCTCGTATCTGCTTTAGATGCTTCCCAATAAAGAAATAAAATTCTATTTGCTTCTCGAAAATCAGGATATCCAACATCAATACTTGTCCATTGAAGGTACATATAGTGTGCTCCGGTAATGTATGTTGGTTCGCCATTAGACATAAACCACAAACCTTGCTCTCTTCTATCAAACTCTCCTTCAATATAATCAACCCATCTATCCTTAAATTGAGATGGCATTTCATTCCATTGAAATATAGATTGC